TATGAGGAGAAGTTGGGCACAGGTGAGATGCTCAAGTTGTTCGCCACGCTCGGGTCCAAGATGGGCGAGGACTCCTTTGCCGGGGAGCGTAGCGAGGGTGGGTTCGGTGTCACCCCTGCATCCGCGAAGCAGCAGATCGCCGACCTCAAGATGGACAAGTCGTTCATGGACAACTACCTCAAGGGTAACCCGGACGCAGTGGGTAAGATGCGCCGACTCATGGAGCAGGCGCATGCTGGAGCCTGACTTCGCCCGACTTGAGATCGTGAAGGTGATGGCTCCATTGTCCAGCCGCCACGGGCTCACCAGCGCCGAACTCGTCGAATCTTGCACACGACTGGAAAAATATGTGCTAGGATTGTCGTCAGTTGGGGAAGCACCGACCCCGACGCCTCGGAAGACACTGACCCGGCCCGTCAAGGACAACCAGGTTCCAAGTTTTCTGAGCCAATGACCCCACCTCGGGTGGATAAGTCGAACCAAGCCTTCGGTCACTTGTTTCACTTATTCACCTGAAAGGGTCCCATCATGAGCTTCCAAGTCACCACGGCGTTTGTACAGCAGTACACGACCAATGTCGGTCTTCTGCTGCAGCAACGCGGTTCCAAGTTGCGCGATGCCTGCACCGTCGGTTCCTATACCGGCAAAGCAGCCAAAGCCGTCGAGCAGATCGGCGCAGTCACGGCGCAAGCCCGCACCAGCCGTCACGCCGACACCCCCCTGATCTCCACGCCGCACGATGCCCGCTGGGTCTTCCCCACGGACTATGAGTGGGCCGACATGGTGGACGACCAGGACAAACTGCGCATGCTGATCGATCCGACCAGCCCCTACGCTGTCAACGGCGCCTATGCCCTGGGCCGTGCTCTGGATGACCTCATCATCACGGCTGCCCTGGGCACCTCGATGACTGGTGAGAACGGTTCCACCTCCACCGCCTTCGCCACGGCCACCCAGCAGATCGCTGTCGGCGGCACTGGCTTGACCATCGCCAAGTTGCGTCAAGCCCGCCGCATCCTGATGGGCAACGAGGTCGATGTCGCCATGGACCCGCTGTACATCGCCGTCACGGCGACGCAGTTGGACGAACTGCTCGGCACGACCGAGGTCACGTCTTCGGACTACAACACCGTCAAGACTCTGGTCAGCGGTGACATCGACACGTTCCTCGGGTTCAAGTTCATCCAGTGCGAGCGCCTGGGTGTCGATGGTTCCGGCGACCGGCGCTGCATCGCATGGGCCAAGAGCGGTCTGCATGTGGGCATGTGGAACGACATCACGACGAAAGTCAGTGAACGTGCCGACAAATCGTATGCCACCCAGGTGTACGTCAAAGGGACCTTCGGTGCCACCCGCACCGAGGAAAAGAAGGTCGTGGAAATCATCTGCAACCTCTGATAAGGAGAACACGACATGGCACGCACTTACGCAACTGAAGCTGCCGGCTTCGGCACGACCCCTGAGACCAAAGCGGATGGGGGTATCCACGGTGGCCGTCTGCGCCGCTTCCGCGCCTCGTTCACCATGGCGGCGCAAGCCTCCGGTGACGACATCGTGCTGGCCAAGATCCCGGCCGGCTACCGCTTCGCCTTCGGCATCATCAACGCCTCGGCGACGATGGGGGGCACGGCAACGGTGGCCATCGGTGTCTCGGGCGCCACGGGCAAGTACCGCACGGCGGCAATTTTCACCGCTGCGGCACCGACCCTGTTTGGCAACAGCACTGCGGCCGATGACGACGCCCTGACTGCCGAGGAGACCGTGCTTCTGACCATCGCAGCCGCATCGCTGCCGGGCTCCGGTACGGCCTACGTGGACCTGTACTTCTCGGCACCCTAAGGAGTAGCCCGTGCCCAGCGTTGTCGATCTGTGCAATAGCGCCCTCGACAAGGCGGGGCACGGTGCCATCACGAGTCTGGACGACAACACCAAGGCCGCGCGCATGTGCTCGCGCAACTGGCCCCTGGTGCGCGACCGAGTGCTCCGCGTACACCCGTGGAACTTCGCCGTGGTTCGCACGAACCTCGCTCCACACGAGACCGCCCCGTCGTGGGGCTTCACGGCCAAGTTCCCCCTTCCCGCTGATTTCCTGCGCCTGCTCGAAGTGCGTGACCTGTCCACTGGCGAGTTCCAACTGGAAAAAGGGTTCATCCACGCCAACGCGACGGTGCTCTACATCCGGTACATCGCCCGCATCGAGGACCCCAACGCCTACGACGCGCTGTTCTTCGACACCGTGGCCACGCGCCTGGCGGCAGAACTCGCGGAGCCCCTGACCCAGAGCACCACCAAGAAGAAGGCGCTGATGGAGGAGTACGACGCCTTCATCGACGACGCGAAACGTGCCGACGCGCAGGAGAACCCGCCCGCCGAGTACGAGGAGGACGACTGGATTTCCGTGAGGTACTGACGTGAAGGTATCTCCCGGTCAAACGTCCTTCAACGCGGGGGAATTATCCCCTCTGCTCAAGGGGCGCCCGTCTCTGGAGAAGTTCAAGAACGGGTGCGAGACCCTTGAGAACTTCATCCCACAGATTCAGGGGCCGGCGCGCAAGCGTCCAGGAACCCGGTTCGTGGCCGAGGTCAAGGACTCTGCGGACGCTACGCGACTGATCCCGTTCGAATACAGCACCAGTCAAGCCTATGGCCTGGAGTTCGGGGACCTGTACGTCCGGTTCTATCTGGATGGTGGGGTCGTTGAGTCGAGCCCCGGTGTCCCTTACGAGGTCGTGAGTCCATACACGTCGGCTCAGGTGGGCGCCCTGGAATACGCTCAGTCAGCCGATGTGGTCTACATCACGCACCCAGAGCACCCGCCCTACAAACTCGCCCGTGTCAGCGCCCTATCGTGGACCCTGACCGCCGTTACGTTCGCATGGCCACCGTTCAATGATGAGAACACGGGGACCACAACGATCACTGCCTCGGCGGTCACAGGTGCGGGCATCACCCTCACCGCATCTGCGTCCCTGTTCGTCGCAGGTGACGTGGGCTCGTACTTCAAGATCAGCGAGATCAGCGCCTCGAAATACAACCAGTGGACCACCGGGGTCGTCCATACCGTGGGCAACATCGTCTACTACCTTGGCAACATCTACGAGTCCGCGAGCAATGCCACCGCTGGCTCACGACCACCTATTCACACCAGCGGCACCGAGAGTGACGGGGCGGTCGATTGGCTATTCCTGCACGACGGGGCCGGGTACGCTCAGGTCACTGCCTACATCAGCGCCACTCAGGTCACGGCTACCGTTGTCAAGCGCCTGCCCACCACCAGCGCCACGACCCGCTGGTCCGAGGGTGCCTGGTCCAACCGGCGCGGGCACCCGCACGCCGTCACGTTCTACGAGGACCGCCTGTGGTTCGCCGGCTCGCCCAGCCGGCCTCAGACCCTGTGGGCCAGCGTGTCGGGGGACTACGAGAACCACAAGTACGGCACCAACGACGACGATGCGTTGAACTACACGATCAACACGCAGGACATGAATACGATCGAGTGGTTGGCGCCCACCAAAGTGCTGGCCATCGGAACGGCCAACGGCGAGTTCACCCTGAGCGCCACCCAGATCAGCGACCCGGTGACGCCCACCAACGTGAAGATCACGCCGCAGACCACCTTCGGCAGCGCCACGGATGTCAAACCCTTGCGTGTGGGGTCGGTGATCCTGTTCTTGCAGCGCGCCGGCCGCAAGCTGCGCGAGTACGCCTACCAGTTCGACACCGACTCGTTTGTCGCGCCCAACATGAACGTGCTGGCCGACCACGTTACCGAGTCCGGTGTCGTGGACCTCGCCTACCAGCAGGAACCAAGTCAGATCGTGTGGGCGGCGCGTGCCGATGGGGTACTCGCCGGCATGACATACGAACGCACTGAGGACGTGGTGGGCTGGCACCGGCACAGCATCGGCGCCGGCATCGTAGAGTCGGTGATCACCCTGCCCCATTGGGACGGGGATCAGGATGTACTGTGGATGGTCGTTCGGCGCACGATCGATGGTGGCACGAAGCGGTACGTCGAGTACGTCGAGAAGTACATGACCGACGAGTATGCGTTTTTCGTGGATTGCGGTCTGACCTACGATGGTTCACCCGTCACCGCGATCAGCGGACTGGATCACCTCGAAGGCGAGGAGGTCGCGGTGCTGGCCGATGGCGCCGTGCATCCGAACCGCACCGTGTCGGCAGGGGCTATCAACCTGCAAGCCGCCGCCTCGGTGGTCAACGTGGGCCTGCCCTACACCGCTACGATCAAGACCATGCCTATCGAGGCCGGGGCTCAGGACGGCACGGCGCAGGGCAAGGAGCAGCGGATCAACGGCATCGTGCTGGACCTGTTCGAGACTGGCGCGGGCCTGTGGTA